CTTCCACAACGGGCAGGCAACGCCCGAACAGAAGCAGCAGATGATGATGGACTGGGAAAACAAGATGAGTGGCGCACGTAATGCAGGTAAGGTTGTTATGTTCTTCAATGAGCGCGATCAACCTAAGACTGAGATTACACCATTCCCTGTAAACGATGCGGATAAGCAGTATCAACTTATGGATACTACTGCAACGCAGAAGATAATTACAGCACATCGTGTTACAACTCCCCTTCTTTTTGGTATTCGCGATACGGGCGGTGGGTTTGGTAGCAACAAGGATGAAATGGCGGTAGGTCTTGAGATATTCAATAAGCAAGTTGTTGAGCCATATCAAGCTAAAATCAATAAGAGCATTGAAGAATTATTGGGCAATCAACTACCGGGTGTGGAATTTGAAATTGTGCCTAATACGCCATTAGCTATCGAAGAAGTAAAAACACCAGTTGCGGTAACCGAAACTATTGTTGAACCTGCACCTGCTGCCTTGAATGCTGAACAAATCACACAGATTGTTCAAACCGTTCTTTCTACTGCAATGCCTCAACTTTTCGAGCAAAAAAAAAAAGTAGCTGCGGACTTTGATGATAACAAAGTAGCAGATGCATTGATAGCGTTAGGTGAAGACCAGGATGAAGATTGGGTGTTGATTGATGAGTACGATGTTGACTATGACACGGACGATGCGGACAATGAAAGCATAGAGGCACACAACTTTGCGACAAGCACAGGCACTGCGCGACCTAATGCAAAGTCTTCACAAGATGAAACCATTGACGATGTAAAGTTCTATACACGTTACAAGTATAGTGGTGAGATAAAAACAAATTCCCGTGAGTTTTGCCGTAAGATGATTGCAGCCGACAAGCTATATCGCAAAGAGGATATCATGCAAATGGGCAAGCAAATAGTCAATGAAGGATGGGGGCCGCGAGGGGCTGATAAATACAGCATTTGGCTCTGGAAGGGCGGAGGGGCATGTGGCCACGTGTGGCGCAAGATGACCTTTGCCAGTGCAAAAGGTTTTGGTTTGGACTTAACAAATCCAAATATCAAAGAAGCAATGGATGTGCGAGTAAAGAAAGCTGGGTACACGGTGCGCAATAATCCGAAGGTAGCACAAGAGCCACGCAACATGCCCTATGAAGGCTTCCTACCTGACAACCCACGATTCGCAAATAAATAATTACAACTATGCCAGAAGTACTACTAATATCAGAGAACTATATAAAGAAATATAGCACGGTGAACGGAAGCGTTGACCCTAACCTGTTATACCCATCCATCTACTTAGCACAGGACAAGTGGCTACTTCCCTTTTTGGGAACTGATTTGCTTAATAAGATTAAGGCCGATGTAGCTGCCAACACAATATCGGGCAACTATCAAGTATTACTTGAGGATTACATTCAAAAGATGCTCCTGTGGTGGGTTATGGTGGATGTTACACCAAACCTTTGCTACCGAATGGACAATGGCACGCTAGTGCAACGTCAAAGCGAAGACACCGTGCCGGTATCGGATGCGGTCATGAAGGACATGATAGATCGTGCAAGGCAAAACGCACAGCATTACACTACTTTGCTTGTCGATTACTTGTGCGCTAACAGCAGTTTGTTTCCTGAATACTCAACAGCGCAATGGCCTGACCGTTCACCACGAACAGACGTGACCAACACGCTCAACTACCAGTTCAGCACGGGCAACACGTCCACTTCATTCCGTCCTACCTACTCACGTAATATCATTAACAGAATACCATGAGTGAAAAGAAGACACTAAAGCAAGATTACACCGAGCGTTTACGCAAGTATGAGCGTGAACTATCACTAAAACTACGTGCCAATGGCAACAAAGAAGCAGACAAACCCACAACCAAATAAGGTTGATGTAAAAGGATTGCGCTACAAGCTGCAATTGTTTGATGGCTTTTGGTCAATACCTCTTGCCTTTTTGCTATTTGCTGTATCGGGTACGGTGTCCGTTGCCTACTTTGGTGATGCACTCATAAGCACCGAATACATCCAGTATATTGTCTTGGCTGCAATGGTAATGGTCTTTGCCAATTTCGTGGTTTTTTTGGGCATTAGATTCAATTTTCGGGCATTGCAACGGGAGATATACAACAAAGAAGTTAAGTATGAAATAAACACCTATCTAACCACATGGCAAAAGGTTGTCTTATACCTGCTCTTATATGCGTTCTACTTTGCTGCATACCTGTATATTTTACACATGCTGATGACGGTTACTGCGTAAGGGTAACGGCTTCATCATTCGTAGGTGTAAAGGAGAAAGGCGGCAACAACATGGGCTTTAATGACAAGGCCTTGCTTGTGCTGATGAAGCAGGAAGGTTGGAAACCCGGCTATGCATGGTGTTCTTTCTTTGTTATGGCTATGCTCAACGAGTGTGGCATACCGCACACTATCACAGGTTGGTCACCTACCGCATACAATCGCAAAGATGTAATTTTTACCGAGGGAAAGTTCGTGCAAGCATTCAGCGACAAGGATGCACTGGTTATGACGTTAAGCTATAACAGCTTTAAAGGTAAAAGGTACAAGGGCATAGGGCATACAGGCATAGTTGACAAGGTTGGCAAGTATTCAGTACGCACCATTGAGGGTAACACGAATGAACAGGGCATGCGCGATAGCCGCACACGCGATGGGGTGTACTATAAGATTCGCCCACTATCTAAAAACTTACACATTACACGATGGAAAAAAGGACAAAGCTCTTAATAGGACTGGGTATTGCAATTCTTGCACTAGCCATAGTGTTCACGGTGCGCACATGCAACAAGCCTGTAACAAATCCTGCTATAAAAAGGTTACAGGAAGTAAATGATTCACTATACCAAATCATTGAAGTTAACAACGCCAAGACCGATAGTCTATTTATTAAGATTGATTCACTCAACATGCATCAAGACACCATCATTCAACAGCAACAAATCACCAATGAAATTTACCGCAATGAAACTTACAACATTCTTTCTGCTACTCCTTCTGCTACCAACAATCAGTTCCGCACAACGCTCAAAAAATCGGACAGCCTACTCAAAGCAGGATTTTACACCCGAACTTACAACTTACGATCAGCAACTTTTCAGTCTCAACTACAATAGCATGTTGTATTGGTATAACACAGCGCAGGAAATAGACAGCTTGTACCAAATGGAGCGGTTGAAAGTTACATACTACGCAAAGATTACAGGCATTCAAGCAGATAGTTATGAAACGTTGGCCGAAATCTACAAGAATAAGCAAAGCATTGACAAGGCCATTGCCACTGAGAAAGACAATGAAATCAAAGAACTAAAGAAACGCAACAGGCGGTTAATAATTACTAACACGGCTATGACTTTAGGTGTCACAGCCTTGGCTTTTTCTACTATATATTTTGCAATACTATAATCATGGACATTCAGCCAAGAGATATCATAACAATAATTGGTGGAGCAGTATCGCTCACGGGATTGTACTACGCATTGAAACGCGATGTAGTAAAAGTGTCAAGCGCACTGGGCAAAGTCGAATCATATCATAAAAGGGAGGTCACAATGCTATCGGAATCCATTAAAGAAACAAAAGACGAGTTCAACACCAAGCTAAATGTTATGAAGGAAGAACAAAACAAAGCCATTGACAAGCTCGAAAAGAAGATTGATGTGATTGCTGCGCAGAACCTAACCATCAGCACCAATCTTGCGGAGTTAGCCGGGTTTATCAGGGGCACTAAATAGCACTACATGCAGGGACAATATGCGGAAATCTATAAAGAGATACACGCAGGTGAGGGTACGATAGCAGACCGCATTCGTGCCGCTATGAAGCGTCATAAGATTGACATGAAATACGGCTCATTTGAGCGATTGTATTTCGGTTGGCGTAAAAGACATAGCGTCGAACTTGAAACCCCTGTTAAAAAGCCTGTAAATGGCAACCTGTCCAAACTTGAAAACCATTTTGCTGACTTCGGTAACATGGTAAACGAGTTGATGCCTGAGCAAAGCAACCCGCTAGACCTGCCACCATCGAAGGAGGCGAACTATAAACCGTTCAAGCTACCGATAAACCACAACAACATACTTTTAATTGGTGATATCCACGTGCCGTATCACAACATACAGGCTTTAACGCTTGCATTGAAGTATGGACTGGAGAATGAGGTCAACACCATTCTGCTCAATGGTGACATAATCGACTTCTATGCTATCAGCCGATTTGAAAAAGACCCGCGTAAACGAAACTTTGGACATGAAGTGTTAATGACAAGGCAGTTTCTTGCCACACTACGCAAGCTATTCCCGAACGCTGCTATCTATTACAAGTGCGGAAACCATGATGTACGGTATGACCATTATATTATGCGCAACGCACCTGACCTTTTGGGTATGGACGAGTTCAATTTTGAATCGCTCATGCACTTAGATCAACACAACATAACTTTCATTCCCGATAAGCAAATCATTCACGCGGGCAAGTTGACTATTTTACATGGGCATGAACTTGGTGCATCGGTCTTTAGTCCTGTAAACATTGCACGCGGTTTGTTTTTACGAGCAAAGGACAGCGCATTGTGTGGACACCATCACCAGGCGAGTGAACACACCGAGCCTAACATCAATGGCAAGCTAACAACGTGTTGGAGCGTGGCGTGCTTGTGCGAGTTGCACCCTGACTACATGCCCATCAACAAACACCACCACGGGTTTGCGCATGTACGTGTAATGGACACAGGCGAGTTTGAAGTAAACAATTACAGAATTGTCAATGGTAAGATTAGATAACAAAAGGGCCCCACGTTAGGAGCCTTTTGTATCAATCAATAACAAAAACAATAATGCAATGA